ATGGCCTCCAAAGGGCGAACCGAATCGCCCGAGCTCCTCCAGCTAATCCATTTGCCCGCCAATCCGCCGTTAGACCAGATCTGGGGCAACAGTTTCGCGGTTTCGTCGAATTAGGGGCGCCTTGATGGAAGTTCCACCAAATGTGTGGCGACTTTTCGTAGCAAATGGGGCGACTTTCCGTAGTAGGTGGGGCAACTTCTCCCCGTCAATCAAGAGAGCAACATGATTTGCACCATTTATCACGTCACTGTTGCGGTCAAGTAGGCCTAGAAGGTCTTCTCAACGCAACACCTCAATAACTACCACTTTGTCGCATAATGTATATCGTGCAAGGCGCTACCAGCCTGCGGCATAGCCTGTACGTCGCGGGGTAGGGCGGTACCGACAAAAAGGCATATCGCCATGATCACCGTGGCGAGTTTCTGCGCAATTCGGCGCCATGCGGCCTTTTCGTCCTCGGAATTGCTCCGCTCAGCCATCACAACGGCAGACCACATTTCCGGGCTGTCACCAATGTCCACCGCCATTCGCTCGATGTAGTGGATTTCCGCGTTTTTCCCTTGTTTCCAGAGGGAAACCGTTGCCCTGGACACGCCCAATGCCAGCGCCCCAGCGTTGTCGCTCTGGATTTTCTGCACGTGCTTCCACCGGCAGAACAGGTCGTAGCTGGCGCTCATTGTCGATACCTACTTGACAGGTGTGTACAGGGGTACTTTACAGTTCGCCCCGGTGTCGAGGAATGCTTGACACTCCCGCCAGTCGCTCCCCAAGACCGCTGGCGGGTTCTCTTGGGGCTTGGGGCAGGGGACAGGGATGATCGTTCCGCTCATTACCTTCGTGCTGCTGGCGGCCATCGCGGTCGTGTCCATCGGCTGCGCTCGCATCGTTTCGTGGCTGCTCGACCGGCGTGACTACACCGCCTCGCAGCAGTCCCGCGAAGCCCAGGTCATCGCACTCGCACAGGCTGAGATTGCCGCCACCAAGCGCGGCGATCTGCTGGCCGCTGCTCGCTACGCCGAAGAGCAGGAGCGCGCCGCATGAGTAGGTTTCCCTCATTCGCCGAACTGGCGGAGTTCGATATGGGTCTTGCGGCGTGTGCCGCGCTCATCGCTATTTGGTTGGGAGCGGCATTGCTCTCCATCGTGATCGAGCAGGCATGGCTGGGGCTTCGTCGCCTGCGGAAGCTCGGTAAGGACCGCTCCAATGGTCGGTGATAGCGCGGTGCTGGCCGGGTCGGGACTCCCCTCGTCTAACAGGGGAGTCAGTGAATTCAGGAACGCCGAGGGAACCCTAACGGTCGGCATTGACTGGTTCTCCGCTTCCATCGATCTGCGCGCAGCGCTGGACGAGGTCGCGTTCCGTGATGGCGACAGCTTCGAAGAGGTCCGCCAGTGGATCGAGTTCTCCCCGGAGAACGCACGTATTGCGGCCCTGCAGGTGTTTTGCTGGTTCTTCGCGGGGCTGGGCCTTGAACTGGATGAAGCGGCAGGCGGCGGTCGCTTCTACACGTGGCGAATCAAGATCATCGACGCGGCCAGGAAGTTCGTCGGCATGATCGAACTGGGCGGCGAAGAGTGCCGCCGCGCCGATGGCACGTACACCGCCCGCATCGAACTAACCGGTGATGGATGCAAGGCGATAGGCGCAGCGCGCTGCGGCCATGCGCAGCGGTGGCTGGAGCTTCGAGCGAAGCTCGAAAGCTGCGCCGGAAGGATCACCCGTGTTGACGTGTGCGCCGATGACCTGGTGGGCGAATACCCATTGCGTCTGGCGCAGAAGTGGTACGCCGCTGGCGAGTTCGATAACCGTGGTCAGCGCCCGAAGGCGCAGCTGGTGGACGACTACGACAGCGGCGACGGCAAGACGTTCTATGTGGGCGGCAAGAAGTCGGAAAAGCAACTGCGCGTCTACGAGAAGGGTAGGGAACAAGGCGACAAGAGTTCGCCGTGGGTGCGCTACGAGGCGCAGTTCCGCAACTCCAACCGCAAGGAACTGCCGCTCGACATTTTGCGTGATCCGGCCTCCTACCTGCTGGGCGCGTATCCGGTGCTGTCCTTTCTGCGCTGCGTTGCCACGCGCATCGAAATCACGAAAGCCGCCGTTGAAGCGACATGGAAGAGCGTTCGTCGCCACATCCGCCGCCAGTACGGTGCGGCCCTCAATTTCATCGCCAAGAACTGCCCTGACGATCAGGCGTTGCGGGCGGTAATCGAATCCTGCACTTCGCCATCGCTGCCGAAGTGGGTAACAGGTGACACAGCAGCGCACTGGCCCGAAATCGCGGCCGTACAGCCAACCCAAAAGGGGTAACAGCACATGAGCATCAAGGTCACCGTCCTCAAGAACGAAATCGATGAACGCGGCGGCAGCTTCAAGAACGACGCTGGCGAGAACGTCGAGTACACCACCCGCAAGCAGAAGGCGAAGCTTGAAACCGGTGGTTTTGCGTACCCGTTCGACGTGCGCCTGGACAAGGGCCAGCCGGGCTATCCCGAAGGCGAGTACGAGCTCGATGTTGAGTCCATGTTGCAGGTCAACAAGGGCGTCGCGTCGCTGAGCAAGTTCACCGTCCTGCGCATGGTGCCGAAGGTCGCACCTCGCGCGGCTGCTCAGGCCTAAGACATGGCCGTGTGCGTGTCTCTGACAGCTGAGGGGACGCTCGTACCCACCGGGGAGCCTGCATCGCAGTGTGGTGGGTATGTGCTTGTGTCGGCGGCAGAACACGCACAGGCCTCAATCCTTATCGATCTATTCCAGTGGCCGGAGCCGGAAGTGGCAGCTGGTTGGTTCTCGGGGGTGTTCTCGCTGGTGCTCGCACTCAACGTGCTGGGCTACATCGTGGGCGCCGTCGTGAAGTCGGTCAGTACAGAGCGGGATTGACCACCCCATCCAACGCGCAAAACGCGCATCACAGAAGGAGTATTGCAATGGATTTCGACAGCATCTTGACCGGCCTCGCAGTCACCAGCGCCGTGAGCGCCATCATCGGTGCGGGCGCACTGAAGGCCTCGCCGGGCTTCGCCCGCTGGGCCACCAACAAGGTCGCGAACTTCTTCCGCTGATAGCGGAAGAGTCGCACCGGGTAGGGGCTGGGAAACCGGCCCCGATTCCTATGCAGCCCCAGTTTGATGACGTCAATGTCGATGAGTGCCAGGACGACTGGTGCCCCGAATGCGGCGGCGATGACGTGATCGTTCTGGATGACGGCAATCTGTGGTGCACGGAATGCCGGGTGGTCATCGACTACTAGGGGGGAGCGATGGATTTCAGTGGCGTATTTCTCGGGCTTTCAGTTGCACAAGCGCTGGCCGCGATTGTAGGTGCCGGCACGCTATTGGCCCTTCCTCTTTTCGGGCGCTGGTGCGTCGAGAAGATCGCAGGCTTCTTCGAGGATCGGGAAGAGCTTGACGCCGACGAGCATGCGGACGACGAGGCGGGGGAGGTAGATGTAGCTGTGTGCGACGAAGTGGGGCATGAGTTCGACGGCGGCGAGTGCGTCTTCTGCGGCCAATCAGAGAGGGAGGATTAACGGTGCTGGTTTGCATGGTTTTCGCGTTTATCGGCGGCCTCACAGGTCATGCGGTTGCCTTGGCATTCAACGAGGCCAGCCAGTGACACGCCTCGTGCTGCTTCTCTTCGCCTTGGTTCTGGGCTCGTGGTTTGCCGATCATGCCAATGCGTCTGAGCCCTGCCGCTCAGAAGCGGAATGCGATCAAGGGCAGGCGTTTGAGGCTGCATCTGCTTACTCGGAGCGCACTGCCGCTGGGCGCGAGAACGCCACCGCCTGCGTGATCCAGAAGGATGAATCAACCATCGTCGGTGGGATTACTTGGACTACTTGCGTACCGAGCTATCAAACGGTCGTGCAATCCTTCTACTTCAAGGGCATGTGCTCAGCGCGCTCAGAAGAAACGAGCTGGAGGGGCGGGGGAAACAACGGGCTGGAAAGCGTGTGCAACGCGGGTGCGCATACAGCGGCTCTCTCTACGCACAGTCCCCAACTGGACGCCTCTTTACGCCCACCGGTGCCACGTGCACGGAGAACGATCATCCTGCGCCCACTACGCCTGATCCAGGTGAAGGCGGGGGCGATGGAGGCGGAACCGGACCAGGCGACGGAGGTGGCGATGGTGGAGGTGACGGCGGAGGTGGGGATGGTGGGGGCGGTGATGGCGGCGGCGGCACCGGGCCGGGTGATGGTGATGGTGATGGTGATGGTGATGGTGATGGCGACGGGGATGGCGAATGCAAAGATCCGGATGGTTGTGCGGGACCCGGGCCGGGACCGGGCCCAGGAACGGGCGAGGGTGGTGACGGAGGGGCGCCGGGACCTACGACAGGGCGCCTCTACAAGAAATCCGGCAAGACGGTTCAGAAGGTGCTAGCGGAGTTCAAAACGGCCATTGAGGGCGCCCCGATCTTGTCGAAGGTCAAGGGCTTCTTCGGTAGCTGCACCGGAGGTGGCAGTTGCCCGACCGCAACATGGGACGGTGGACAGTACGCGGGCAAGTTTGACCTGGCCTCGCTGTGCTCCGGGCCACTGCTGCAGCTGTTCCAGTACGCCGGTTTCGTGTTCCTTGCAGGCATGGGCGTCGTGGCGCTGAGGTGGGCACTGCTATGAAACGCAACCATCTGATCGTGCTGGCCGCTGCGCTGCTTGTGCTCCTGCTGTCAGCTTCGTGGGCATATGCCGATGGGGTAGGGCCGGTCACCGCCCTCACCACGTGGGCAAAGGAGCAGATCACTTCGTTGTGGGCGGACTTCTCCGACTTCATGACGGATCTGCAGACCGACTTCATCGAGCTGGTGTTGTCGTTCGTCAAGGCCATCGTGTACCTGATTCCAGCGCCTGATTTCCTGTCGCAGATCAGCTTCTGCGCAATGCTCAACGCAGCGGGGCCGTGGACCGCGTTCATCGTTGCCCAGTTGCGCGTCGGTGAGGCTATAGCGGTACTGACGGCTGCACTTGTATTCCGCCTTGTGCGGGTGTTCCTCACTCTCTTCCAGTGGACGTAACGAAATGATCTTCGGCCATGAGGGCTTGCCGCGCAGCGGCAAGAGCTACGAGGCGGTTCTGCATCACATCCTTCCTGCATTGCGGGCTAAGCGGCATGTCTACGTGCGGCTTAACGGGGTAGGGGAGAGTCTCGACAAGATCGCCGCCCACCTGGGCATGCCTGAAGAAGAGGTGCGCGAGCTGGTGCACGTGATGGGCGACAAGGAAGTGGTTGACTGGTGCGTATGCGACACCGACAACGATGGTGCCATTTCGTTCCCGCATATCGAGAAGCACGCACTTATCGTGATCGATGAGGCGCACGAGTACTGGCCGACCAACCGCGCCAATCTGCCCGAGCGCGCTGCAAACTTCTTCGCCAAGCACGGCCATATCAGCTTAGACATGGTGATCATTTCGCAGGACTGCAAAGACCTGCATCGCCTGATCATCCGCCGCATGGCGAAGAAAAACACGTATACCAAGCTCGACGCGCTGGGGTCCGATCAGCGGTATTCGGTGCGGTTCTATGCGGCCACTGGCACCGGCAAATACGAAACGGTGGGCACAGAGGTCCGCAAGTACGATCCGGCCATCTGGGAGCTCTACCACGGCGTGCAGCCGGGCATTGAGTCCAATGAGGTCTACAAGGGGAATACGCGCACTCTGTGGAAGACCCTGCGCGGTCCGGCAATCCTTATGGCGATCGCGCTGATTGTCGGCGTCGTGATGCTGGGGCGGTTCTTTATTGCAGATGGCACCACGGGGGGAACTGACAAGATCAAAGGCGTCGTTGCCTCGCAGAAGGCCGCGATTCCGGCCATTGCCCACGCCCCCGGCTCTCAGCCTGCAACTGTGGTGACGAAGGTGGCAGACCCTGCAAAGGAGAAAGAGCGCCTTCCAGCGGGCGTGCAATACGTGCTGGATATGGCTGCCAATGCCAGGGCGCGGCATGCCGGCTGGTATGGACAGCGTGACATTGTGGAGTTTCGAGCTACGGGCGGCGGCCAGGTGCTTGATCGATTCACCACTGAGCAGTTGTGGGCGCTGGGTTGGTCGGTTAAGCGCACCGAATTTGGCGTACTGCTGAGCGCTAAGGGGCACGAGATCATCGCCACGACTTGGCCCGTGGACCCGTTTGGCGAGCAGTCCGATGCTACGACCGCGCGCATAAAGGCTGCGGCGGGGTCGCCTGTGACGAGCGCGAGCGAGACACAGCCGACCACCGCCGCGGCGAACGGGAGCACCCTAATCGCAGTTGGGAAGCGCCCCTTGGGCACGTTCCCAGAGACGCCGCCATATCCGGCGAGCTTCTGATTTTCGCAATGGGATACCATGCCCCCGAACCTTGGGGGCTAAATGGATATTCGAACAGGTCTAGTTCTGGCTCTACTGCTTGCGTCGGCACATGCAGGTGCCCAGCAGCTACGCTCGGCCACCGGCCCGCAGCCACTGCCCAGGTACACGCCGCCAACACCGAAGGCGAGCAACCTTGGTGCCGAGCCGCTGAAATGCCAGCAACACCTCGATCCGCGCATCAGGCTCTATTGCGCAGAAATTGAGCGATCCTTGATACAGGGCGAGGCGCGTCGCCAAGGCATACCAACGCCATCGAGCGAAATCGTGCACATGCCGGCCTACGGAAGCGCCGAGGCAAGGCAGTTGGGGGCCGCCTGCATGGGGGGAACCGCAATGCGCCGACTGAACAATGGCTGGGAGCAACTGCGAAATTCCAGGGGTGAATGGCTGAGGTGTAGAGCGGAGTAGGGCCTTGCTAGTCCTCACTCCGCCAGTCACTCATCTCGGGATCACCCCAAATCTTCGGCGCCCTTTTCTCTTTAGCTACCCATTCGGCCCGATAGAACAAGCTCAGCGTGAGAAGCACCGTGGAATTGATGAAGCGAAATCTGTTGCTCGCAGACCTCGCATCGTCCATAGGAAGATCGGATTTGAGGCTCGTACAAAGACCCGCAACTTTGGGTGAGTTGAAGTCCAAGCCATGCCTCTTGTGAGCAAATTCATTCCGAATTCGACGTAGCAGGCCAATCTCCTGATGCTCATCGGGAGTTATTAGCCCGAGCGCTGCACATGCCTCGATCCGAGCAGATAGCGTTCCGAGAGGTGCGTTAGGGTCGGTAAGCAGCCGCGTAGAGGACTTGCCATCCACGAAGAAGGCTTGCAGCGTTTCCAGTAGTTTCTCGTCTAGGAGCGCCAGGCCCACCAGCGCGAGGCCACGATCAGTCTCCGCCTGAAGCTCTGTCAGAAAGCTCTGCAGGTCCGCCAAATCCTTCTCGCGCATACAGTGCCTGCTTAGATGGTCTGCGGGCATTGTACGGGGTGTAGGGGCAGCGCCCCTACGGGAAACGCCTCACACGCGCTGGTGGCGTTTCGGCCCCGGTATCGGCAGGACTGCCGCCGGTGGCTCGGCGTCAGGGCCAGCCATCGCCACCGTCGACCGCTGTTTGCGCTGGCTCACCACATCCCGCAGATTGACGACAGTGGCAGGATGATGGTGAATGCCGGCGTCCCGATTGCGCACATTTCTGGAACTGTCGATCGACGGCGCCGAACGCGCAGCTTCCATCATCCGGCGCCATTCCTGCGCTTGGCAGGCGGTAAGCGACAGCCAGGCCAGATCTTCGGGAAGCAGTTCGCGGCCTTCGGGTGTGATCAGGCGATCACCGAGGAAAGAAAAACCGGCCCAAGGGCCGGTCAAGTCGATACGGTGGTGCGGGTCAAACTCAATCATGCCGCGATCTCATCCTTGGCCGGGGACTGAGGGCGCAGGCAAGAGCCGAGCCAGAGGCCCAGCCATTGCCATGCGGAGGAGACGAAGGCCCGGATTCGGCCGATCCATGATTTCGCATAATGTATATTATGTTCACGCTCCTGCGAGGGTGGCTGGCACGGCTCTTGCCCACCCCTCGGCTCCTACGTTGGCATGGAGCCTGATCAATGCGTGATCGAAAGCTGACCGGCCCTTGGGCCGGTTTTTCGTTTAAGGCTGGCCGACTGGTCACCCCCGAAGGCCGCGAACTCGAACCGCAAGATCTAGCCTGGCTCGCCCTCACTGCAGCACAGGCACAGGAATGGCGCCGCATGATGGAGAACCGCCGAGCCCCCGGCAAGCCTCGCAAACCGCTGCAATTCACTACGGCCAATGTCATTGACCTGGCCACCGCGATCAACCGCCCAGCGCCGTCACCAGTTCGACGGATACGCCTGAGTGCGCTCAAAGGTCCCCTCAGCACCAATGGCGACGCCTGACACGCCCCGGGCGTCATTGCGCCCCTGAGCCTCACGACGGGCCTCACGAGCCTCCTGCAGCGATCCCACAGCCAGCTGAGGCGCTTCTTTGTAAGGGTTGTATGCCGGGCCCCAGCGGGCCATCTGCACACACTGATCGATCCTCATCTGCCATTTCGTGCCTTGCTCGGTCAGGCACGTGCAAGTGCGGTCGATGCCTTCGCCCGAGGACATGCAATAAAGCCGAGGCTCGGCCTTGACCTCACGGCCATCCATGGACGGCATCGACCACGGCATAGATGCAATGCGCGGCGTATGCGCCTCGACGTACTCCTGAGCGTTGGCGTAGTGCCGCTCACCACGACCCGACTGCAGGCTACCAAAGCCACCCAGCAGAGACGACCCCAGCGACTTGGCCGGCGCAGCTGCAGTGCCGGCAGCGGGCTTCGCCTTGGGCGTTTCAGGCCCCCAGAAGAAGTAAGCAATGCCGCCAACTATCAACAAGCCAGCCAGTGCGAAGAACACCTTTGCGATTCGCTGCCGCCAAGGCACCTTCGCCTTGGCCGTATGCACCTCAGCGGAGTCATAGTCCGCATAGTGCACAACCGGGTACTTCCAGACCTCGAACTGAGCCTTGCTACGAAGCGCGGATGACTTGACGTCTTCATAGCACTCGGTGAACCGGAAAAGGCGCGCTGAACTCTTGTCGTAACTGATCAGATGCTCATGCGACGAAATCAGTGGCCGCAAGTGCGAGTCCAGGTACATCGGACTCTGCGTGATCAAATAGATATCGATGCCCTGATGACGATGCGTTTCTAGATCCATCACTTCAGGAGGCACCGGGCGCCCACCGGAACGTGTACGCCAAACCTGCTGCGCCTCATCGACGAACAGCACTGCATTGGCGGGCAGTTCGCGCCACCTACGCGGATCTGCAAAGGGCTTGACAAAGGGAGCCTTCAAACCACGAAAGCCGAAGGCGTAAACCTCCATGCCTTCGCCGTGCCGCTTGTACATCAACTCAATGGCGCGCAGTGACTTGCCTGCGCCGTTCTGACCTGTAATCAGGTGCAACATGCTCTAGCCCTCCCCTACTTCTTTGCAAGACGCATCTTCAATGCGCCTGCAGCTGCAGCAGTGGCGTACGCGGACAGCACCAAGGTGACGTACTTGTCCACATTGAGATAGCCGAGCCACGCGATGATCTCGCCGGGCGCGCCTGCCATAGATGCTTTGATCTGCCCAAGCAGCGGATCGACAGCAAATTTCTGCGTCATGAAATTGATGCCCAAGAACGCAAGCGCCGACAGAATCCACTGACCGAGACGTGTACCGAACAGTCGAGACAACCCGGCTAGCAATGGAGCCCACATTAGTTACCTCCGGTCAAAGCGCGCCCAAGGATGATGGCCGCATGGAGCCAGCCGAGAAACAGCACGTACATAGCCAGCACTGAGGCGCCCTGGCACAGCTCATCGATGCCCTTGACGCCAAGCTGAGAAAGAACAGCGTTGCCAATCGCTGGGCAAGAACCCCGACCGAGCCAGCCAGATGCATCAAGCCCTTCGATGCCAGCGCCTTCACTGATGCCGATGAAATCCGAAGGGTTCAACGTCTCGCCATAGTCGTCGTCACCATTGCCCTCCTTCGTGAGCTTTTCCACGGCACACCGAAGCATATGCACTTGCTTTAACTCCGCACATGCAACGGGATCGCCGCCGGTACACACGAAATCCTGAGTACAAGTGCCGTCGCCGGTGAGTGTGCCGTCACCGTCCCCCTCACCGGCGCCGCACATCTGCTTACGCAAAACAGCGAGCTGACCACAGGCAATTGCATTGCCATCGCACTGGTAGGCAGCTTTGCAATTGGTGGGGTCGCCTGTGACCTTGCCGCCCAAGCCCTCAGCCTGACAGCCCGCACGCCACTGCTGGAAAAGCTGGGCACACTGAATGGCGTCGCCACTGCATATGGGAGGCTGCACACAAGAGGTGCTACCAGCGCCGCTACCACCGCCATTACCGGGGCTTGTGCCGCCACCGGGGTCAGTACCGCCACCCTCCCCCGGGCATGGTTTACCGTCGGCATCCTTGCCGCCCTCAGGGCAGGGCTTTGGCTCGGGATCGGTACCGCCGCCGCCACCCGGGTCCGTGCCACCGCCGCCACCGGGATCGGTGCCACCGCCACCACCAGGATCAGTTCCACCGCCCTCCCCTGGATCAGTTCCACCGCCCTCACCCGGGTCAATGCCGCCACCGGGCGTAGGCGCAGGAGTGGTATCGCTCTCGGTGCATGTGCCGTACCCGGAACCAGAGGTGTCGTTGAAGGTTGAGTAGTAATGACCACCAGCGCCATCACCGAAGAGCCCATAAGCGCAACCTTCGTGGCAAACACGCTGAGCGCTGGATGCCCAGCCCGTTTGCTCAGGACGACTCAGACAGAGACCACCAAAATTGAAGGTCTCCGGCACCAAGATGCGCGCCTGATCGCATTCGGTATAGGTGAAGCCACCGAGGAACGCGAAGCCTACGGGGACAACACACGCCCGCGCATTCTCGCGCCCATTAGCTTTCTCTTGTGCGTACGCCATGGCAGCTGCATACGCCTTTCCCTCATCACATTCAGAAGCACTGCGACAGGAAAGGGCCTGAGCGGATGCACGGGGTGCGTAGATAGCGACACCGCTAAAGACAAACAAGAATGCGATGAGGCAGCGCAGATGCAGACTGCCCATATCAGTCCCCCACGCACTGACTGCCCAGCCACATCCCGCCGACCATGCAGACATACACGAAATAGCCCATATACGGGTGATTCAACAGTTCCATAGGAACCCCCTTGCGCAATGAAAAAGGGGCCACCGAAGTGGCCCCCACGAAACAACCGATCAGCTGCCCTTACGCGGCAGCTTGGCCGCCGTGATGCCCAGCATGATCAGCGTGATGGCCGCAGCAACCGCGATGGCGATACCGCCCTTGGTGGTCATAAAGGCTGCTGCACCCTCGATGGTCCCCGGGGTGTCGGTGGCCTGCGCGAAGGCCGATGCCGACACCAGCGAGCCAACGACCACCGAAGACAGCCTGGTGGCGACGGACTTGGCGCGGGACTTCAGGGACGGACGAACAGCGACGTTGGTGTTCTGGTTCACGGTAAAGCTCCTGTATTGAGGGATTAACGATCAAGGCGTGCACCTTTTCGAATCATCACCATCGCCATGACACCTGCCCACACAAGAATGGTTGCCCCACCGAGGGCGGCACCTTGTTCTGCAGTGAGCGGAGGGATAGGCGACGGCGCATCGACCCAAACAACGGTGGTGCACTGCCCGTTGCTGGAATCGAACTCGGCACAGGCCGCGTACTTGGTCGCTACCAACTCAGTACCGGCCATGACACTTACGCCCCTGCCTTTGCAGCCGCAGGCTTTACCTGGGCTTCTTCGATGCGGAGCAACTTCATTTCGTAGCGGTTGATTTCAAGGTTGCCGTACTCACGGTTGACCGTGATCGAACCCGGAGCAAGCGTGTAGAAACCGGGCTCATAGGCCACAGGCCCCAAATCACTATCCTGCAGACCGATTTCAAAGCGGTCCGGGTAGTGGTGCCCGTTGTGGAGGTACGCCTCCTGCTTGTGCATCTTGTAGGGCTTGCCGCTGGACTTCGACACACCTTCGATGGTGTTGACTGCCTTCGACACGATTTCAATGCGAACCTGAGACATGGTTACGGACTCCTGTGTGGAATGTGGAATTGATCGCCATCGGGTGTAAGCACTTCGATATGACCCCGATGGCTTAGGGCGATACCGGTACCGGTGAAGCCGTCGTAATCAAACGGCGAGAAGAAGGCCCAGCCTGCAGACAGGCCAGCCGTGAGAACCCATGCAGACACCTTTGTTACGACCGTGGCGCCGTACTTCGTCTTTTCAGTGATGCTGATGTGCTTTTTCTTGGGGTGGCTTTCGTGATGCACCACGCCCTTTAGCCACCTGGGCGCAGTCGCAAAGGCAACCGGAGCGCGCTCGAGCATCTTCAAACCACCGAAGCCCCACAGACGCGCACCCTTGGGTAAGTGGTGGCCTGACTTGGATTCGGCCTTGCTGGCGTACTTGGTGATGTAGCCGACAGGCGACTTGGCAAACACAGCATTGGTCGAGCCATGCGGCCACCAGCCCTGCTGATCTGGCAGCGGAGGCGTAACACCCTTAGGGAACCACGCCACGATGTGATAGTGCGGACGACCAATCTCGGTCAGTTCCATCACCCACACGTAGTGGAACTCAGGCACGCCCTGCCCCTTCGCATTACGGCGGAACCACTCGCGGTAATGCTTGATCAATGCAGAGATATGGCCGGGGTCCCACTGCCCATCGTGGCGATACGTGAGAGTGATCAGCGCAACGCGATAAGGGCTATTGCGGGCATAGACGCCCTTCTTGCCGCCCTGCCTAAGAATCGGTGCGCCGAACGCATCACGGAACTTCATATCGATAGAGAGCGCAGAGGCTTTAACACCCTTTGCCAGCTTGGTAAGGCGCGCCTGCTTCATTGAGGCCGTGGTGATTTCCATTAGCCCCCCTGCCCGTCAGACAGCGCGCTTACGCAGCGCCGCAAAACAACGTTGAAGGAAGCAGCTGCGACAAGCGCAGCAATGAAGCAGGAAAGCAATTTGACGGCTGCGATAAACGCGGTGTAGAGGCTCTCGTTGCCAAGCATCGACCACACATAAGCAGTGAACACGGCGAGCGACAGGGAGAAGGCCACAAGGCCAATGGCAAGCATCGCGATGGATTTGCGGAGAGAGGCCATTAGCGACCTGCCCGGCGCACAGCGCCAAGCCACCACGGCGCAGTGATGACAGCCAGGGCGAACAAGCCCATAGCCAACTCAGGCGCTACGACGCACAGGGCGACGTAAAGAGCCCCTACAGCGGCAAGAAGCAAAAGAACTTTGAACAGCTTCAAAAGAGGGTTTTTGTTCATGGCTGCGGAGGCGTCCTGATTACTTGTCACTTGTCGGATAGAGAGACAAGCCCAGCTCGGCGCTGCGCGCCTCGCGCTGCTGCAGGCAGCCCGGCGCACCGCAAACGTGCAGCGTCAACAACGAAAAGCGTTCTTTTGTGGAGCTGTAAAAGCGAGCTACGCGTTCCATAGAAGTCCCTGTAAGCCCCGGTGTGGGGGTGCTGCGGTGATCGGCTGTATCGGCCCGGCGCTGGGTCCACGTCGAACGCAATTTGCTACGCAAATAGCGCCCGCCCCGGACCTATCGATTGCGCGTGCGGTGGGTTACGTCGCGCTTAACCGACGCCACGAAGGCAGCAATCAGGATCGGAAGCGCCATGAGAAAAACGAGCTGGTCGATCTCACGCCGTGCGGTGGCTGAGGGATCAACGGCGGGTGCCGCAGGCACGGCCTGCAGGGCCTTGGAGTCAGTCGCCAT